CTCGCCAGGCTCATAACCTGGAGGTCGCATGTTCGAGTCCTGCCGCCGCAACTAATATCGGGTAAGAAGTTGGTAAACAACATCTTATCCGATTTGCCGTTTTAGAGATAGGACGGTAACGAGATTTAGATTGTTGAATATCATTGACCAGTAAAACGGGCAATGAAAAAAAATGACTGCAAAGGAAATTGATTTTTTGAGTTCGCGTGAAATGTTAGGATTCACGCTTCCAGTGATGCATACCAAGGGGAGCAACTGGTATGTTGACTTTTATGCCCACGACCCAGTATCGGGACGAATGAAGCGCAAGAAGTACATGCTTAACAAGTTTAAGACAGACCAGAAAAAGCGCATGATGGGCAGTTTGCTTATCTACAATATCACAGCTAAATTGACGGCAGGATGGAATCCTTGGGTGAACGTTGATAAGTCTCGCCAATTCACGGAAATACCAATTATCATCGGTAGATATCGTGATTATGTTAAGGCTATGACTGACAAAAAGTCGATGAAAGAAAAAACCTCTATCGACTATCTCAGTCGTGTCAAGATGCTCGAGACGTTTATCGAGGAATGTAAGGGTATCAAGTATGCCTATCAGTTAGACCGATCCTTTGTCATCGATTTCCTTGACCATCTGATGTATGATCGAGATGTCTCTGCTACGACCAGGAATAACTATCGCTCCTGGTTTGTATCCTTCGGTACCTGGTTGATGGACAGAAAGTATATCACGGAGAATCCTGCTATCGACATTCGCAACATAGCTCAGACGGAGAAGTTCAGAGATCCTCTCTCCGACGGGGCGCTGAGAAGGCTGAAGGAATACTTGTATGATCACAATAAACATTTTCTTTTGGCTTGCCTTTTTGAATATTACACATTCATTCGCCCGAATGAGTTGACGCAGATAAAGATTGGCGATGTATCCATCAAGGACCAGACCGTCTTCATCAGTTCTTCCATCAGCAAAAACAGGAAAGATGGACTTGTTGCCTTGAATGATGAGATATTGAAGCTCATGATTGAGCTGAAGATATTTGAGCATCCAAGCCAGAATTATATCTTCGGTAAAAGCTTGAACCCTGGGGATACTCGTGCGGCATACAACCAGTTGAGAGTAGAATGGGGTAAGATGCGCACAGCCTTGGGATTTCCCAAGGAGTACCAGTTTTACAGCCTGAAGGATACGGGCATCAGGGACTTGGCGAACGCACAGGGCATCGTTGTTGCCAAGGAACAGGCACGCCACTCTGACATATCCGTGACAAACCGATATATCAAGAACCAGATGAAAGTAAACGAGGAGACCAAGCACTTCAAGGGAAGTTTATAGTCTCCTCGATTGAAACTATGCCATCATGTAGAAATAGCCTACGTGCACAGGGTCGATGGAATCATCTTTAATTTCCGTTTCAATCTTTTCACATATATATTTTTTATTTCGGAATATGTATATGTTAGACGGATCAGGAATTCCATTGGCCCTAAATTTTATTTCTATACAATTTCGAGTATCAATGGTTTTCGTGTTCTGCAACTTATGAATACTATATCTCCCGCCAGCGCATAATGATAGAGTAAGATCATCCTCATTCATATCCTTAGAAATATGATAGTTGCTATTGATATTATGATCCGTAACAAATGTTGGCCAAAGGAAACGACTGTATAAATCAAGGTCGTTAGCGGACTGATCGTTATAGAATCCGACATAGAAAAACACACTCATACACTCGTTCTCTGCCTCTTGTTCATCGAGCACAGATTCGCTATCGATAGCATCCTGCACGCTGTAGTATTCTTCTCCGTTTTCGTCTTCTTTTGATGCTTCGGCAGAAGCTTCTTTATCATTTGTCACGGACAGGAAAGCTCTATCTCTATCTATTGAATCCCTAAAGGAAGTACTCATTTTTATAATCTCACCGACTCTAACCCTCGATATGATTTCTGCTGCAGGAGAGATATTTATGGTAATAGAAGAGTCGCTATCTTTGTCTCTGACAAGCGGAGACCAGAAACCGCATTTTACCCATGATTCCTTGCCGTTATCGTTCATGTAGATTTTATATACTCCGTCTTGCTTAATGATCGTAGTTCGTTTCTCCTTATCTGACCATCTGCGTGTCCAACCGGTAACGTCAGCCTCTGGTGCCAATTCTACGATTTTGAAAGACTTGAGGACTTTCTGCGAGATAACCTCATACTCTTTTCTGTTAGCGGAATCTCCGAGATTATATTCCAGATTTGACGTTTCCGTAGTACTCAGTGATCCGTCTTCGTCGTAATCAACAGAGTATTCATCTATAGCCTCATACATTACTGCAGCAGATGATAATATCTCTGAAGACTGATATATACCGACTTCCTTTTTAATTTCGTCAAAGACGATGCTCGCATTGAATAGTTTTCGGAATTCCTCGATAAAGGTGTATGCGCTCCAGTGTGGAAGGCATTTACTGAACTGCAGGGTCTTGAAGGCAGACGCAATGTATAGGGTGTTCCACGGATATACGTCGTATTCATCTTTTATGATTTTATATCCTTCGAGTTCCAGGACTCTGTGAAGGATATAGATTAGATTTGGCTGTACGGCTGCCTTGTATAATGCAGTCATGCTGTTGCTTGTTGTGGGATAATAGAAATTAGCAGCGCTGTCGTTTGTCTCGTCCCATACTGGCACGAAAGTATATTTTCCTTTAACTCCGACAATATTATTTGCCAAATTCGTCATGTTGACGTGGTATGAATTGTTAAGTATGGTAAGGCCGAACTTATTCCAGCCCTCCTTATAGTACTTTTTTATTCCTGGAGCAACCGCTTCTCCAAGATTCATTTCGTCAATAAAATGGCTTTCAAGTTTACTGTTGAATTTAATTCTTGATTTACCTCCAACAATCTGCAGTTTGATATCCGACTCTGTTACACTAATAATCGTGCCTACACCGGAAAGAACGAGCCGTCCGCTAACGTACAGTTTGCAGTCGTCATACTTTTTGGTATTCTTTGATACGTCGAATCTGCTGACATTTTCAAAAACCCTGCGATTATTCATGATGGACATCGGGAAGGTGATATCATAGGAGTATTCGCCATCGTCGGTGACGTATTGGTTGGCGTATGTTATCTTAATGGATTGGCTGGCTGCAGGATAAGCAGCCATGCCATTGATAATACATGTAATCATAAGCTATTTGTTGTCTAACATCTTGTTATAGTCTTTCCATTTTCTGGCGAAGCCATTGCGCCCCGTAATAACCACCTCAGCTTGTATGCCATCGTTGAGCTGCTGGTTGAGTAGGTCGATGGTTGCACTCACACCATCGAGGGCTGCAGTAACTTGCTCGTTGTCTGTCGACACGTTTACCACAGGAGCGACCACGGCAGCACCTCCACCACACATGGCACGGCTCACGTCTTGTGCGGTGAGAGAGGCGACGGTGTTGTTACGCTGCGCAGCATCGATGAGTTTCAGGGCAGGAAGCAATTGAGGATTGTTGACTGCGTTATGGTTAGCTACGAACTCGCCGGCATGGACCACGCCTGCCTCTTTCTTCCAGCTGCCAGGACCAGTGAAACCTCCTTCATAGTAGCCTGCCGCCTCTGCCTGATGTTGCTTTTTAATGGTTGCCACCTGTAGCATACCAGCTGCGAGAGCGATGCCTGCTGAGATTGGAGCGAGCACCAGGTTGGCTGGGTATGGAGCTCCAGCCATAGTTGACGAGTAGGCGGAGATGGCACCAGTAGCAGTCTGGGCCATGGCTTGCGCGAGCTCCATGACCATTGCCTTTTTGTTTGCTTTTGTCTTCGCTTTGGCAATCTCTTTGTCTCGCTTCTCCTCCAATTTCTTTTTCTTTGCAGAGTTGTTGCCGGCGGCATTGATTTGTTTATCGTAATTTTTCTCTATCTTGGCGACTTCGAGATCAGAGCAAGCTTGCGAGTAGGCGGACGCAGCTGACATCATACCCGACATGCTACTGAAGGCTGCGGATGCCACGGAGAGGATGGTGCTGTAGGTCTCTTTGTTCATCTGCTTCTTGGCATCCAGGTAGGCTTGCTCGCTGATTTTGTCTTCAGCACGAAGCTTGTCCAGATTGTCGTTGACCATCTTCTGCTGTTTTACAGCAGACATAGCGCCACCGATAACAGAACCTATATTGTCGCTCGACATGTTGCTATAATCATCTTGTGGCTTACTCATTTTGCGAGCCGTATCGAGGGCAGTATTGGCATCATCCTTGCACTGATCATCGACTGAAGGCTTGTATGATGCGTACTTATTAGCGATGCCCATCTTCATGCGTTGATATTCTTCTTCGCTGACAAGACCTGCCTTGTGAACCTCGTCAAGGCCTCTCAGTTCTAACATCATTTGCTCCTCGTTTCCCATTTTGAGATACTCTTGTTTGAGCTGCATGAGAGTTTTGTCGTATTGCTCCTGACGCTCGTATTGATGCTGAAGCTGGCTGCGCTCACGCTCCTTCTCGATTTGCCAGTACTCATCGGATGATGACAGATAAAGCTCTTGTTTCTCGTCGAGATAGTTCTGATCGAGCAGGAAGAGAGCTTCATTGAGAGCTTCTTCGTCATGGTAGATGTCGGACTTTTTGTTGTAGTAGTTGGCACGGATATTCATTTCGGCGGTCTGCCTGTTGGTCTCGATAGCTTCGAGATCAGATGTCTGCTTTTTCTCGTAGTCGGCTGCGATTTTCTCTTTCTCGGCATTTAATCGTTTGTATTCCTCGCTCTCAGCCTCGCCATACTTTTTGAGGATGTCCATGCGCTGTTGCAGACCTTGTTCTTTGATCTGCGCCATGCGGTCGTTGTATTCGGCGAGGCGAATCTGCCCAGTAGAGTAGAGGGTGGTAGCCTCTAACTGTTCCGCTTGGTTTGATTTCTTGGCATCATCAAGTTCCTTTTTGAGATCAGCCTTTCGCTTGGCTGCAGCCTTGCGAGCCTCTGCCTCCTGCTTTTTCTTGGCTTTTTCGGCAGCCTTGCGCTCCTTCTCGGTCATGGTATGGGTGGAAGATATGGGCGTGCCGGATCCTGTGTTGGCGGTCACTTGCATATTCTTTTTCTCCACCTTTTTATATTGTTGTTGGAGCTTGGTGTTCTTTTTAATCTCGGTATCTAAGAACTTGTCCTCGGCATCAAGAGTTTTTTGTTGGCTTAGATTCTCTTTGAGACGATTTTGGTGTATCTGCTTTTGTCGGTTGCTCTTCATCAAATTTTCATTTCGTTCGTAAGTGACAGTACCACCCATACCGTATGTAGCAGTTACGACTTGCGACTGGTACCGCTCAGGGTGAGCTTGGCGTTCTGCATACACTGCTTTTAGAGAACCTTTGATGCGACTCTCCTTTTGTTTGAGGTCGAGTCTTTTCTTGTTGATTTCCACTTTACGCTCATAGATAGCCTCTGCCATCGCAGCATTTTCCAATTCTCTGATGTAGTTTTGGATGGCTATTTGGTTGTCATTGTAGAGTTTGCCTTCCTTGGAGATAGAAGCGTGATATTCTGGCACGAGCTTTTGCATATTGGCGATAGCCTGTCTGCGCTCATCCACAGTATAGACATTGGAGTGTATGACCTTGTTGAGCATATCAATTTTGTTGCGCTCGTCGAGTGTGGCATCTGATACTTTCTTAGCCAGATTTGCCTGCGACTCAGCGACAGCCTTTGCATCCTTGACGGATTGAAGGTTGTCATGCAGAGCCTTGTTGTAGCTGCTGATGGATTTAAAACAACCATAGATTGCGACACCGACAACTGTAAGAACCGTAGCAAGAGCCGCCCAAGGATTGGTAAGACTGGCAAGTTTGGCTGTTCTCATGACGGCGATGTAGCCTTGCACGCCTTTTGTAAGCAAAGCCCATGTGGCCTGCAGGGCAACCAGCGCACTCCTCAGCAGTAAAATGGTGGCATGATAGCCTTTTTCTAAGGCTGTAACAACGGCTAACCTTGCAGCTTGGAGTTTGAGGATGACAGTCTGCGCTTTCCATAGCGTAGTGCAAACGGCAATGGCAGTGGCAAGGACCGTCAACTCTTTGGCATGCGTAATCGTGAAAGTGATCAAAGTTGATAACACACGGATGCCTACGCTCATGGTCGATATGGCATATCGGGTGACGGGAATGAGTTTCTCACCGAGTTCGATGGTAAGGTCCTGAAAACGTTTCTTGGCCTTGTCGAGGTCTGCTTGGACGGTATTGTTCTGGACATTAAACTCATTTAACACGCTGGTACCAGCAGCATACGATTGGTTAGCGAGGTCTTGCGCAGTCTTCACTTGGTCGAGATGGGAAGCTACGGCAGAGAGGACTCCCACGGCACGAGTACCATTGAGTTGCATTTCCTCGAACATCGGAGCCATCTCAGCGAAACCTCCCTTTGACTTCATGGCTTGCAAGAACTTCATCAAGCCCTCGTTGGCATTGGTCTTCATGAGATTAGAAAACTTCTTCACCTCAATGCCGGCTATCTTTGCGAACTTGGCAGGCTCCTGATACATCTTGGTGATGAGCTGTGCGAAGACGGTGGCGGAAGTTGCCTCCTCTTGCATATTTTGATCAAGGGCAGAGGCGAGACCCATGAGCTGCGCTTGGGTCATGCCTGCCTGAATGCCTACACCCGACAGGTCAGCGGTGAAATCGACGATATAGCCAGCGTTGGCTGATGAGTTCTGGGCAAGTTCGTTAATCGCTGAACCGGTGGCGAGCATTGCGCCGCGCAATCCTTTGGTTTTATCCTCGCCAAACATCTGTGCCAACTTGCCAATCTTATCAACCGCCCCCTCGCCAAGATCATCGCCGAGAGCTACGTTGATTTTATCTGCACCATCCACAAATTCCTCAATCATCTCCTTACTGGTGATACCAAGGCGACCTGCAGAGCCTGCCAACTCGTTGAGCTGTTTGCGAGCGGTACGAGTATCCATGCGTTTAAAGTCCTCATTCATCTGGTGAACTTGTTCATCGGTCTGACCTGTATATTTGCGCACGTCTGCCATTGACTCTTCCATGTCGGCGTATGCTTGGGCGCACTTGCGTAAGGTCATAGAGAGACCTGCATATGCTGCGATAATCTGGGAAACTGCACCCCAATTAGTATTGAGGGCGTTGACGAACTTACCCCACAAGCCAACATGCTCTTTGGACTCATTGTTGATGGCGGCCATTTCTCGCTTGACACTCTTTAGCTGTTGTTGCAGGCGTTTCCATTCATCAGAGTTGCGCTTTATAGCACCACTTCTCAATTCTTTATTGAGAGCCTTGGCAATAATTTGTAGTTCTTTGTATGAGGCAGAAGAAAGGTTCTTAAGAGTTTTGTTGACTTTATCTTGTGTTGTCCTATAATTATTTGCTTCGGCTTCTATTCTTTTTATTTGTCTTTCCAAAGCCGTAGTCGACTCACCTTTAGCGTATGCTTCGTCTCTTGCCTTTTTAAGCTCTTTAAGTTTATTCTCTAAGTCATTCAGTCTATCCTTGGCTTCTTTAGTGTCAAGGATAACTCTGCTAATGTGTGTATCGGTTGATGTTGCCATAAAACTTTAAAAATTAAATTTAAGGCAAAGATACAATCAATGATAATATAATAAAAATACGAGACCGTTTGCTTTACGGCCTCGTATTTAGCATGTATGATATTTTTCTCGTTCGTTGACAGCAAATTCAAATGCCACATCATGGGCATCCCAACATAGATATTTTTTGAATCTATTGTTTATAGTTCTTCTCTCTCCTGTAATAGAGTTTTCAATGGTGATATAAAAGCGTCCATCCTTTTCAGTGATTTCGCTCACAGAGTTGTGAGGAGAAAGAAGCGGAATCGGCTCTTCATGATCATCATCGTAGTTGCTTGAGGATGAGCAAGAATGACTTCCCATCTTGCTCAGAGCATGGCCAATGCCGAGTGTAGCATAAGCCAATATCGCCGATATAATCAAAATCTCAAACATAATTCCAATCTTTACTATTATCTTTGTTGCAAATTTAATAATAATATTTGAAATAAGCAAGTTTTTTATGTTAAATCTTTCATTTTTCGACCTCTATATACCTGGAATATTTGATGCGAGCGTGAGGGTTGAAACTCACGATGCGCACCTCGTAGCCCTTGGTGCCCCACCGCCACCAGAGAAAACGATGCTTGTAGGTGCGGCTCACGATGGTAGTGAGGCTGTCGTAGGCTACATACTGGCACTCCCGCTTAGGGATATCGATATGGAGCGAGAGCCATTTATCCTTGTATGCGAAAACAGAATCGGCAGTACCGGGAACTGGGGCGATGATAACCGTGTCGGCGGTTTCTGCTGACAGGGTGTGTTGTGATTGCACATCCTTTAGTTTCACCTTCAATGCCTTAATAAGCTTGGTGTCGGTGAGGTGCAGTTGTTCCAGCTCAGAGACCTTAGCTTGCAGGGCGGCGTTTTGCGCTACAGGCAGAGAGTCATCCAGTTTGTCGTACTTGATGTCGTAGGTGAGCGCACCCACATTTGAGGTTTGCCGGTCGAGGTTGCTCTGCAACTGGTGACTCTCGGCAATGCTTGCCAGAAGGGCAACCAAGGTGATGACAAAAAGCACGGAGAGAACCTTGATGATGGTGAGTTTAATATCCTTCATGATCATAAGTCTTTATATTCGTCGATAGCGTTGAAACAAGGGCACCATTTTTTCCACTTCTTGCTGTCTGTGCCCCAAATGTCACGGTGCCCCATGATCTGCGCATCAGGGAATTGTTGCTTCAGTCTATGAAGCAGCAAAACGAGAGCATCCTTTTGGTCTGGAGTGCGGTTGTCGATAGGTTTGCCGTGGCTGTCAATGCCACCCATGTAGGCAACGTTGATGGCAGAGGAGTTATAGCCCTGCACACCGTTGCTGATCAGCTCTATGGCGAGAAGCTGATGGATGCCGCCAGTCTCGTCAACCACGTAATGATAACCAGGATATTTCCAACCCTTCAGACGAAATTCAGCCTTGAGATCCTCGATGCTCTGACGTTGCGAGCCAGCTGTGCAATGCACGAAAATGCGTTTAATCTTTCTCATCTCTATTATGATTTAGAAATTTGTTTTTGAAATTTTCAAACTTGGCATCGACAGTGATGATAACACCGAAGATGCTGCCAGCGTACATGAGTGATTGTGCGAAGTACCAGAGCACGTTGTCGGGCACGTCTTGCGTCTTCGACGTAAAATAGCTGATATATACCAGCACTATTGCTAAAATCAATACGAACACTGCCGAGCCGTATTGTATCCATTCTTTTGTATTTTTTTGCATATTCTTTTTTTTTGTTACTGCAAAGATACATGAACGGATTCCAAAACAAAAATACGAAAAATCATACGAAAAACACATAGTAATTCACGATGCTTCCAATGACGATCACAAGTAACTGAATCCCTCTACCCGAGTCGAGCAGAGGGATTCATCAGTATTGCGCTTTCCGCCAATCATAACCTTTTACTATTTTTCTCATAAGCTTATAATTTTGATTCGTCAAATATTTTAATTATTACCAACACCCCATTTGGAATATTTCACAATTTCATATAACCATATCACGCGTTCAGTCCAAACATCTTCAAATATACCATTAGCATTTTTGAGAGACGATTGATATCTCGAGCAGATACATTCTAAAGAAATCATCTGTCCGCATTTTACCGTCACATGACCTTCAATATCATAGTTGTACGTTATATTTATACCATTTGCCATCCATTTATAATAATTGCTTTTAGACATCAAAGTGCTTTCTATCCTCATATCAAATTCTCTACCGTCATACTGACTTGGTACGTTATAAATAATAACCGTTGAACCTACCAAACTTCTAGCCAAATTGTTTTCTTCTTTGATAAGTGCTTCAAATTCATCAGTATAATAACCATCACTATAATCAACGTCTTCTACCAATTTGGTACATGGTAGCTTAAAGGTTGTGTCAAATGGGCACATTTCAAGCCAACTTCCACTTTTTGGAATGTCAATGTATTGCGCTTTTGAACCAAACGGATAGTTTGTATATACAGGTTTGGTATTTTTGCATTTATACATGAATCCAGTTAGGAATAGATTGTTTGTTTCAATAAAAGAACCATTTATCTTTCCATTACTTCCAAACAGCGCTATTGGTTTTCCTCCTTCTGTCTGTGAAACTTTAACCCTATTACCATATATTTCAACGTAATCTTTATTGATATTGATTCCTGCTGCCTTCAATTCAGTCTTTTCAACAATGTCGGTTTTCTTCTCTGTCCATTCTGATACAACAGCACCTTCTTCAATCTTTGGTTTTGTTATTGATACGGTCCAACTTGTTACACCGCTTTGGTCTTGGTTCTTTGGAAATTGTAAGTAGATGGATTCTGGCAATCTTTCCTTGAACTTGAAATGACTCCATACCTTCTGTTGTTTATCAGATAGGTCTTTTACTTCAAGCAATATTCCATAACCATCTGTCTTTCCATCACCGTTTGCTTCATGTAATGGGTTATCTTGTTGCTCTTCACAATAAGCCCAAGGTGTATTTGTAGGCTTGTAATACACAAAAACACCCATGTACTTTGCATCACCCTTAACCTCAAAACTTATTGTATAATCAGTATTCAATTTGAAGGCTGTATTGTCTATCTCATAAAAGGTATTATAATCGTCACCCAATGTTGCAGACAACTCATAAGCATCACCAACAAGTTTCTTAGTTCCAACAACTCTTATAACATTACCACCAAGTTCAAAGGTTCTTGAATTATCAATCAAGTTTGCACCGACATAATCATAATCTTTATCAGATAATGTCCAACCGTTGTAAGTATCACCTTCCTCAACCATTGGTCTTGATATATAGGCTACAATCCTGCCTGCATTGATATTGCAAAATTCCCAAAAATTGAATGCAATGTAATCAGATTTTGCATCTTTTGTATTAATCACTGTTGTGAACAATTGCCATTGGCCATATTTTGGTGAAAAATAATTTGATGCCTCATAAGTTACTTGCCCCAATCTTTTACCATTTGTTTGTTTATCTGTATAGATTGCTTCAAGACAAAAAATAGCATTTGTATCATTGGTAAAATACCAACATGATATTGTGTATTTTTTACCTTTTTCAATCTTGATGCTTTTACCACCTTGTGAACCATCCCAGTACACACCAAGATAGTGTGGTTTTCCATCTGTATCATCAATGACTTTGATACAGTTTGTACCTTGATATCCACTGTTCATTTCAATTCTTGCATCATTAGAAATGATGAAGTCATTGGTTTGTTTTCTGAAATCACTTCCCACAAGCAGATTGCGCCTTGCTATTGACTTCTCGCTCACAGACAGGGAGATTTCTCTTGCCGTTTGTTTGATTTCAGACTTTGCCTGAGTCAGTTCGTCTTTTGTCGCAGTGCTATTTAGTCTATCGGACACCTCTTCAAACTGCGACTTATAGCTTTTGTTGTCGAATGCTACAATGCCAGTAAATGCAGCCACATTCACAGCAAACTTTGCCGTAGCGGTATAGGTTATGCCATCTATGTCAAACTCTACATCAAATGAACCGTTAGTGCAAGATACATTTATCGTATCAGTACCAAGGGTTACTTTCTGAGCCGTGATGGTTGATATATAGAAGCTGTTTGTGTTGTTCAACCTCGAAGCCAGGCAGTTCACCATGTTTTTTACTCCTTTTATCGTGAAGTTTGTCAGCTCATCGTTGCCTCTCAGTACTCTTAGCGTTGTTGTCTTACCCGTGCCTACATTGATAGCCTTTCCGCTGTCGTCAGTGTCGTACGTGATAGTGTCTGGTGTAAGTGTCCATGTGATACTGTCCTTTCCTGGGTTTCCCTTGTCACCCTTATCACCCTTAAGAGTATGCCCCTCTGGGGTAGGGCGAGAATTCTGAGGCATAGCAGATTGAGAGTACTGTCCCGACTGCCAAGTGTATCCGTCTTTATATATTTTCCACTCTATTGCAATTGTAGCGATAACACGATACTTACCTCCGCCACGAAGATACAATACTGGTCTGCTGTCATTACTTAACTGTCTATAGCTGACGGGTGAAACCGGGCACCAAGCGTAATTGTCTGTATATATGATTGTCTCGCCAGGCGTTTCGCCCCAGCCCGAACGTTGCGTGTCGATATGAAAATCTACAGAAAAGCCTGCCGAATGAGTTGACCATGAGGGTTTTGTGCCGCTGTTAAGACCAACAGAAACCTTAATGCCGACAAAACCGCCAGAAGGCAAAGCCCCGCCCACAACTGGATACCAAACATTCCGGTCATATTCAGCAGCCGACAAGTCTACCCACACATCCTGCTGCCAGTAGTCCTTGCCCTGCGCACCGTCCTTACCATCCTTTATCGCCACAATCGTTATCTGGCCCCTCGCCAATAATACTGCCATACACTTTCATTTTTTTAGTTAATAAAAATAAGGGTGAGGTGCCCTTATTTAGACACCTCACAAGTAAACGTGCCTCTCACTGCCACGTCAGCGTTGGCCACCGTGACGTAAGGCTTGTTCGAAGCATTCACTGCACTTGATGTACCGTTCCAGTTTGTGGCTACACCGCTGGCATTGTACTTCGTCCATTTGTAGATGTAGTTCGATGCATGGTTGCTGTCTGCCTTCACCGCTGCACCATCCTCCACTACCTTGCCGTCTTTCCAGAGTCGGGCGTAAAGCTCCGTCGATTGCGCACCGTTCACTATCTTGTCGCCGGTCAGCGAATACACCTCCACCACGTACGGGTCGCTCGCATCGAAGAACGTGATGATAGCGCAGGCCGTATCTGCACCGTCTTTCACCGTACAGCGGAAAGTCTGGAAGTTAAGCACGTCATTGGCGCTCACGTTCAGAGTGCTCACGCCGCCCGAAGTGCTCACGTTGCCCGAAGCCACAGCGTCCCATGTGCCGGCACTGATATTCAGCACCTCCCAAGTCATTGATGTCATGGTGGTGTCCTGCACGTTGCCACGGAAGAACTTGGCTATAGCACGCAGCTTATTGCTGTTGTTGGTCGAGTCGAACGTGTTGCCGTCGGGAGTCTCAATCTGCACCGTCTGAAGCGCACCGCCACTCTTAGCCAGCGAAATGGTCTTGTAGCCGATACACGTTGTCGTAGCCTTTGTCTCCGGGTCTGTGTATTTGCACGACCATTCGATGTTCTTCACGCTGCCGTTCTTGTTGATGTTGTTGGCGAGGTTTAACTGGTATGACTTGCCGATCACAGGAGTGGCAGCCACACCGTCCACCTTCCACGACCATCCGCTGCAGGCTGCGGTCGGAGCCTGGTCTGTAGCACTGCCCGTCACATATACACGGGCTGTTATCACGTTTGGCCCACTCGCCGAGTAGTTCGGAGTGTACACACCCGTGTCGGGGGTGTAAATCTGAGTCTCGCCCTTAGAGCATTGTGTGAAACACTGCACGGCCTTGCCGTCATTGAGGTCAACGATAGTAATCTGACCATTAGCTAATACTTTTGCCATAATCGTTTGATTTTTAAAATATTATTATATGTTACTATTAATAGTCTTTGTATCTGATATGCACACACTGCATCCGAATTGTGCTTGTCTATCTACGTCGTCACGTGTTATAAGACAGTTCCGGCCAACCCCCTCATGCAGCGTGTTCCATACAGCATCATCTTCTGCATCAGCCGATTGCCGCCACCACGACCATGAGCTGTTGCTCACGGTGTCGCTTATGTCCTCGCCATTGCGTAGCAGCGTTGCCTTCAGCGTCATTTCGCCCGAACCGTTAATCATCACCGTGCCCGTATCGCTCGTTATCATTATCTGATAAGCAACACCATCCTCGCCCTTCTCGCCCTTCTGCGCACTCATCACAAGCTGCCAGTCAGCGTTCCCGGGCATAGGCTTACTCGTGCTGCCCTCGGGGTTGGTACACAGCCACACGCCGTTGCCGTGGCTTACCTGGTCATAATAGCTGTAGCTCACGCCCTTCTGCCACTCGCCTCTGTAGTTCACCATGTGCATAGCTTCACCACTCGAAGATACCCACTTAAAGAAACTGCTTTTAAACTTCGTTCCATTGGGAGATAGCACGAACACATCCTTGTCTTTGTGAGTAAAGTCAGTAATGCCTCTATATCCGACGATGCGAGGGGTACCTGCGCCTGTCGTCTCGAGCATCATGACATTAGCCCTTCCTGTATCATTATACTTTGCGTCTTCTGAATCTATTGCAGCCATCCTATGTCCATCAAGCACGATGATATCTCCAGCCGCAGGCGCATCATTCTCAGGGCTTTCGCAGTCTGTAGCAGACAAGATGATCCAAGAGAATTTCTTCCCCTCGAAAAGAGTATTTCCTTCCTCGTCTTTGATTACTTCAGCAGAAGCAGATACAGCCGTTACCAGTCTCCAGTAAAATTTGTTTTCGACTCCGCGGTATGTACCACTTTGAATATTAAAAGTCTGGCATTTTGCCTGATCATATTTAGTCCAGGTATTCTGCGTAGCCGTTGTTCCGTCATCTGCCAGGATATAACATTGCCAGCCTATCAAGTCTCCAAGAGTTCCATTTTTTTCTGCAGTTCTCACCTCTTTGACGTAATGTATTTTGCTGGAAGAGCCGCTTAGATATACATTCCCGCCTACAGAATAGAGCTTTCGGATTTTCAAATCGTTGAATATCGCTTTCCCCCATACAACCAGATTTGAAAGATACATCGTGAATTTATCGGAAGACTTCTCAATGCCAAAGCCTTTCTGAAGAATCTCGCTAAAATCAGTAGATTTAATAGTATCAACAACAAGATTTCCATCCTTGTCAAGGTGAAAAATGCCGTTAGGTCCGAATGTTGCACCCCCTTTAAGACTTGCCACATTATCAGAGATCAATCCTTTTGCAAAAGTAATGATCCCTTGGGCTATATCGTCTGAAGACGAAGATAACTTTTCTCTGTCAGCAGATAATAAAAAGTCGAACATAGAGAGAAGACTATTGCCAACACGCCTTGCTGTGTTTGCACCTTTCGTCCGCTCATCCCTGATACCTTCAAGGATTTTTATTATTTCGTTTTTGCCCATATAATCTAATTTATATTTTATTGTCAAACATCTGCTTGAAAATGTCTGCCATCAGGCCTAAATATTCCTCGCCGTAAAACATGCCCTCCATGTCGTTGAGTTTCATGATAGAGGCATAATATTTTTTATTGAACCATGGTTTGCGCTGACGAGGCTCGCCCAAATGGTGCTTAGCACGGTATTCAGGATCGAGAAAATGAAGGTCGCCAGGGTTGCCATGGTAATAGCCATTGCCTGTGCCAGCCTCTTGATAGAGACCGTAGAGCAGGAATTTGTGGGCTATCATACGAGAGGAACCACCAAAGGAAGTGGTTTGCACACTGTTGAAAAGGGCACCGGTATGCCGGATACGGTAGTGCATGAGTTTTTCTTTCCAGATGTTGACCATCTCCTCAGCCCATCCCTTCTCATAGGCGTAAATGTCTGCTTGTGAGACAGGACGCTTGATGTCATTCGTTCCATTCTTCATCGTTGAACTCCAGGTTTAAAGGTTCACTCACGTCAAGATGAAACTCAACGCCTGTGAGGCCGTTGATGAAATAGGCACCTATCTCACGGCTGTCTATCTGGTCGCTGAGCATGTAGGTGTATTCTTTGAATTGCCAGTCGTACTTATCGATGACGATTTTGCTCAGAAACTGGCGGAATATCTTGCGGCATGTGTTGAGCTTCTCCTGTCGATCATTCATGTCAAACTCTTTGTAGCGCATGAGGATCCATACGGTATAAGTGATGACCTTGCGGTAGCTTCCGTCACCATTGATGGCCACGTTGCCCTCGTTGGTGTCATCGATGACCACAAAGTTTTTACTCTTAGCCATGTTTTGCAGCATACCCTCGAAGGAGAGTGGGCTGCTGCAGGTGGTAGGCATGAACCCCAACTCTGAGGTAAGCTTATTGTGCTTAGTGAGATCTCTGAAGTAAGAGAACGCATCAAAGCCCACCTGTACAGAAGGGGTGTTTATCTCTGTCTTAATCATGATTTTTTCAGTTTATCGTTTAACTCCTCAGCCTCACGTGCCTTGGCATCCAACTCGGTGAGCGCACGCCACACATCAGACTTTTCTATTTGTTTTTCCTTGGTGATGTCACCGCCTGTGAGCGCTCGGATCTGCGCATTCATAGCCTCCGTCATATCATAGTCGCCTTCTTCAGACGCAGATTTGAAGAGGTGTGGAAAAGATTTTGAAAAGTTATCTTTTATCCACATGAACCACAAGAACACTCCCATGGTCTCGGATGGAGCACATTTGATGGAGTCAGGCTCTTTGCCCTGATCGTCAAGATATAGTCGGCACGCCATCTCGCGTAGTGGCTCATCGCTCGTCTTATCTGACTTGAGAAACTGTTGGAAGTAGTTATCGCAGACGATATAGTTGATGAGTGGAAAATCATGCAGCTCGACATCTACTGCCTTGTATGGACCGATGAAGTCAAGCCTGTTGTCTGCGCCCTTGCCATCGAAGACGAAGTCGAATGCCTCGCACAAACTTTGTATCTGCCAAAGCTGAAGGAAGAAGCGCAACTTCTCACCATTCTCCAGCATAGTCTCGCAGAGCCATCCGTCTTTTTTCTCCTTGAGTACCTTGATACCGCAGAAACGGGCAAAGAGATAGGTGCGCACTTGCCATTCGCTCCAACCTTGTGTGAGTAGAAAGAGCACATAGCGCAGCTGCTCTTGTGTGAGATCACTCCAGGAGTGAGGAGCGTGGAGTTGCAGGCTGCCGTCAGCCAGCAAAGAAGAAGGTTGTGTCATCAGCTTTGTTTTCATACGCTTGCATGTGATTGGCCTTGTAGGCGGTTGAGTCTCTATATTTGGCGAAGTCATCGAGATGATCTTCTATGAAACGAAGAAGGCTCTCGAATGAGCCATGGGTATCTTGTCTGTCTGTGATATCGCCATTTTTTGGCAGGAACAACGCGATGAAATCGAGTATTTTGAGTTTGGCAGCTCGATGGTTTGGCTCGAATTTAGCCTTGCGTTCCTCGCTTAGCAACTGGTCAATCAAGTCATCGGAGAGCTGCTTGCGAAGAAAATTCTCTGCAGTATCGATGTTAGATCTGAAAGATGCGAGGTCATCGAATGTCGGTTTATGGTCGATATAATAATATTGGCGCAGCAAGACCGGTGACCAAAAGAAAGACCGTATATTGTCAAGTGCTTGCTCTGTCTCTGCCCATCCATCGACACGGCGAAGCTCATTGATCATGTTGTGTCTTGCCATGTCACGTCTGTAGGTCAACTCACGTTCCAGGGCATCGACACGGAATTGCGAGGCGGGCGCGATGTTGTCGTTGCTCACCACGCCGAAGCCATTGTCGGTCATGATGATGTCTTGCGAGTGCAGACGATCAAGGAATGTGGCTATCATGACGTATCTCTCGACCTGCAAGAGTAGGCGTGATCCTACCATGGTTGCATCATTCTCATGATCCTGGCCTATGATATTTGTCACGAGGTCTTGATACGTATCATCAAATGATTCCAACATCTTGTTGAACACATCCTCAGAGGCTGTGCCTACGAATGGTAGGATTGCCTCAAATCTATCAACGGTAATATCAATCATCTGTCTGTGATTTTGGGTTGTTTGAAACTTTCTTAGCATCCTTGTTCTCGTCAAGGGTGGTGAGCATGATGAGCGGCACGTCTGGATAGACCTTATCCTCCCAATGGTTGAAATAGATGATAACCCAGTGGACAGTCTCCATGAGATCATGGAAGGCTTTCTCTATCGACTGCTTGAGCGTGAAGAGCTCTCGCTTGTCGGATCCAGAGTTGTTGGTCTGACTCTTGCCAGGAGTAGCACCCACGAGGTTAGGATGGATATTGTCTGCATAACATTGCATATTGTTGCTCTCTGCGATGTCGTCGCTGTAGTCGCCTCCGTCCTTGGAGGTGTCGATGCGAGTGATCTTGACCATGTTGACCTCCTTGCCGTCTGGGGTAGTGTAATATCCCGCCACCCATAGCTTGCCGCTGTTCTCTATGCCTGATATGAAGGACTTGATTTTTTCTTTTTCCTGGAGCTTGCGCTTTTTCTGATCTTCTTGATTGGTGATGTGCTCCTCCTTGAAGATGCCGCGCCAATAGTCGTTGTGGATTTCCACGAGGTAGGGGATAGCGGCATGATTTCTGAGCTTCGACATCTTGCCGATGGCGATGAGTCGGGAAATATCGTACCATTTATCCCTGAAGATGGCGGAGTAGTAGGGCACCGGATAGTATTGACATCCGGCAGTAGGGAAACGTGTCACGATGGCAAATACACGCGCCTTAGTGCGAGGACCATTGCCGCCTTGCCGTGACTTTACCTGTCCGCTCTGCCCCTTCAGCCCCATGCGCTCCTGTAGGTCGCCAAGTGGGTCGAGCTCGTCGAGCAATGGGATAGCCTCTATGTTCTCAGGCTCCAGCTCATTGCGCCAATTGGCGTAAAGCACGTATTCGGAGCGACCGTTTTTGCTCTGCGTGAATCTGCAGTAGCAAGCCTCCTTGTGTCGGACGGCCACGATGCGGTCGCCCTTCTTGTTGAGGATGATAGCCGAGACGCAGAAAAAGAAATACTTCATATCCGTAATTTGCTCCAGGAAGAATCGGCTCAGAGAATTGTGCATCTTGAAGAGATTGACATCCTTGTCGTCGCTTGGCAGTTTGGTTTTGATGTCGTTGTATTGGAATCCAAGACCGTAGCAGGTGAGCACGTTGAAAAGTTTGTTTTGTGCCATCACGCTGCTCTCTCCGATGCTTTTGATGAGCTGGTAGGGTAGAAGGTTGTCTTCACCGAAGGGGATATAGGTGTAGTCTTTGCCATCGCTTGCCTTGACGGTCATCGTGCCTGTGATGCCGTCATCGTCGAAGATGCCAGAAGACTCCACGAAACCGCCCGTAGGGTTATATGCCTGGTAGCTCATCACGTCGCCCATGGTGGCGAAGGTAATGTCTATGTTTTTGTCGTCCATTGCTATAAGTATATTGGGTGATTATTGTATCTGAAGATGAAAACGTCGCGCACCTTGCGCACCTGGTTGTTGACGGGGTTGCGAAGTCGGTGTGTACCCTCTCGCCAGTTAGAGGACGTGACGAGCCAGCCACGGTAGTGGATGATGGATCCGTCGGATGCCTTCCAGCAGTCGATGTCAACAGGCGAGCGGTCGATGCGTGAGATATCGAGCGATCGGCGAAGCTCGTTGATATGTATTGCCTTGCTTGTATCAGCCATATATGCGAAAACTTTAAGGGTGAAACTTTAGTTAAACGTGTCGTCGAAGGAATCATCGAAGATGCGACCTTCGCCCATATTCTTGAACATCACGTTCTGGATGCGCTGTGCATACTGGTAGGTGAAGGTGAACTCTGGCATATCGTCAGCCTCATTGGTGCGCTCTGCCTTGGATTCAGTGATGGTGACTTGCTTGTCTTGTGAGTAATCCCTGAAAAGATAGATCTCGTCGGAGCGCAGCAGGTCTTCGGCGAAGTGAGTCATCGATGGTGGCAGGATGCCGGTGTCGCCCTCGAAGTTGCGTGTCTCCCTGATAGAATAGTTGATTTTCTTGCCTGAGATCACGGCGCTCTTGCGCTCGAACTCTGGTGAGATCTTTTTTTTGCCGAGACAGTAGAAAGTCTCCTGGCATCCGAAGCTGTTGGTAAAGAGCAGCACCGGGTCTGCCACGCTGCCGGTATGATCTATCTGGAACTCTTGTGTGCGCTTGCCCACGGTCACGGTATAAGCGAAGAGATCTCCATATACCTCGTTGTGGTATCTGTCGGGTGATACGTCGAATGTGGTGATGCCATTGACTGTGCGTGTCGGTGTGACATCAGCTGTGAAGGTGGCGGTGTTGACGGTATTAGCATTCTTGATGTATCGCGCCGTGACGGTCGCCTTGGTGCTGTCTGAGCCAGCTGCATGGAGATATTCTCGATGGCCGAGGCGCGTGAGTTTAGCGCCATCCAGGAGTGACATGAAGTATCGGTCGAGGAATGTTGCCGCCGACATATCGATGTCAACGGTGGCATAGTAGGCGGTGATGCTGCCGCTTGACCATGAGGCAGTTTCTGTCTCACCTGTGTGCTCGGTGATGGAGATTGAGAATGTGGCAATCACAGTCGGGCGCACCGCATCGGCTATGAGCGTGCCGAGATCGTAGATGGTGATGTTGCCGGAGACGGGGTAGTATGTCTCGCTGAGCAGTTCTTCTCCTGCACAGGTGATGGTGACGGTTGCGCTGTCGCCACCTATCGAGAAGGAGAAGGTGTCGAGCTCACTGGTGAAGAGTGGTGATGTTGGTTTGGTGGCTTTTATCATGTCTTATCTTTTTTTTCGTGCAAAGATAACAAGGTAGGGGAGAAAATAAAAATACGAGACCGTCATCACGACGACCTCGTATGTTATCTACTTTCTGGTAGAAAAGTAGTCAATATAGAAAAAAATGACTGTATTTCTTGTTATTCAGACATGGTATCCTTGATTATCCAGACGAGCCTGCCACCCTCAATCTGCATCATCTTATATCCATGCTCTACCATGTATTCTGTGATGGTAGAGATAGAGGCAAAGACCATCTCTTTGATGGCATCCTGTATATCCTTGGAAGAGAGGAAGTCAACGTGCTGATCATTTTGATCATCACATGGACCACTGCCTTCTAAGTAGGCATCAAGGGCTATTGTCACATAGTCAATCTTTGACTCTCGCTCCTGCGGCTGTGGCTTTTGCTCATTGTCGTAGGCAGCAAAGCCTATCGGTCGTTTTTTCATACCTTACCTCCTTTGGCCTCCAGGGCTACGTTGATGGTCTGGAAGAGGTCGCTCATGCGCTTGAAGGCGTTGAGCATGAGCAGCACCTTGCCGGGACCTCCGAAATCGTCCACGCTGTTGGTTACTACCTCGTCTGATACAAGTTTGTCCTGTATGTAGTTGAGGTTCTCGATGAAGTTGTTGAGTTGGTCAACGTTCATCATATCCACGAGCGCATTCCATACTTCCGTTGTCATGCGCAGATCAGTAGCATTATTCTCATTCATCGCTCATCCCTCCTTTCTTGTCTCTGGTCCAGCCTGGGTGCAGGAGACCTTCTGCCTCTTTCGTGAGTACCCCCCCAGAATCTCTATAGCGCTCGAAGATGTTGTGGCGTTCGCTCTGGATTTTTTCGTTCTTTTTGGCCCAGTAGTTCTTGAGATCAGCCTTGCCTATGTTATACTTATGCCCTGCCTCGTTACGGCTCTTTCTCAGACTTAGTATATGAAGCTCGTATTTATTTACGGCTTCCTCATACGCCTCGCGTGCATCATGAAGCTCGTCTTTTGCCTGATGCTCCTGTGCGAGGAAACTTTCCATATCGTCATTATATTCATCATGCATTTTTGCCAAATTCTCAGCGTAGGACATGCGAAGCTTATTCAGTTCAGCCGTATTGTCTGCAAGGAGTTTATGGAACTCCTCGGTGGTGAGGTTGGAAGTCTGTGACTCTATATTGTTTATCTGTTGATCTTTCATAATCCTATATATTTAAATTTTAATACTGCAAAATTACTCACTTTTCTTTAAACGGAAAAAGCTTCTTTAGCTATTACAATAGCGATTGTATTCACGCCTGTTCCACTTTCCTTGAACTTTCCCTCGCCTATCTCGTAGGTGTGCGCACCTACCTCCTGCAACCACTTGCGGAAATCGGCGCAAACCTTCTCCTGCCCCATCTGCCAGTGGATAGAGGTAATGGCTGCCACGGTTCCACCAGGCTTTAGACAGGCGTACATTCGCTTGACATGGCGGATGTCCTGATTGCCCGAGAAGGGAGGGTTGGCAATGATGCGGTCATACTGAACGTTGGATTGCTCCTCGTAGAAGTCCTCGCCCATCGGTCTCACATTGTCCATGGTAGAGAGAAACTGCCTGTTCTCGGGCATCAGCTCGTAGTAGTCCACCGCCACCTCAGGGCATATGCGATGTATCGCCTTGATGATGGCCCCTCTACCTGCACTAGGCTCCAATACGCTCATGCCTGGCAGTATGTCGCCTGCGAGAGATACCAGCCAATCGGCCAGCTCTGGCGGAGTCTCGAAGAATTGGAACTCCTGCTGCAGGTTGCAACGCTTGCCTTGCATTAAAACGGAAGCCACACGGGTTGCATCGAAGTCGAAGGTGAAGCCTTGAACCTTTCCACCGGTCCACTTGCCGCCGGATTCCTCCACCCACTGCTTCACCGTGGCATAGCTCTTCTTGTTGAGCTGCACCTGCGGAAGATAGAGCACGTTGTCCTTGAAGGTACAACGCTTGAGGATGTCTTCGGGAGATAATTTCTTGCCGTCATCCTTGGACTTCTGTTTGTCTCCATCCTCCTCCACGGATGGACAGAGGAGATGCTGAATGCGATTCATCGCCAGGCTGACGGCTGCTTGCAACTGTGTGACCTGCGACAAGACCTCAGTAAAGAAGGCTGTGTCTACATGACCTGTATCATCGTACATGTCAACACCCTCAAAAGTCTCTGAGAGACCGTGAAGGCACTGCGTGCTACCACGTAACGTTTCTATTAAAGTCTCTTTGTTGCTCATCATAACTTTTCTGTAAATAAATCCTTGTAGTGTCTATGCTGCCGTGCCCCAGGAGGTCGGCAAGCTGCACGATGTCCTTGTTCTTCTTCAGATACATCTTGGCAAAGAAGTGGCGGAAGGCGTGGGCATGCATCTTCTTGCTGTCGATGCCCACATGCTTACCCCAGTCCTTGAGATTTTCCGAAAAGCCACGCTGGTTCATCGTCTGTCCATATCGGTTCAGGCAGATAAGGCCTTTCTTGCCGGTCTCCTTAACATAGTCCTTCACCTCGCGCTGCAGCTCCTTCTGGAAAAAGAACCGGCGGTACTTGCTGCCCTTTCCTTTCAGCACCACTTCGCCATGAACGATGTCCTCCCACGTGAATTTCATAAACTCATGCAGTCTGGCGCCCGTGGTGGCGAGTATCCTCACAAAGAAGTAATAGTCTTTGTTCGGTTTCGTCTTTAGATAGGCCAGCAGTGCCTCGTATTCCTTCTCCGTTGGCACGTTCTCCACAGACAACGTTCGCTTATGCTTGCGCCGTTTGACGGATATGGGCTTCTTGGCAAATTCGGCAAACTTCTCGAATCCCGAGATGCGGAGATTAATGGTATTCGCCTTCTTGCCCTGGTCTTCCATCGTCTTGAGATAACGTTTCACGTTCTCTGTGTTGAAGTCATCTGCATACTGATAGAAGAGCTTCATGGTCGTAACGTAGCTTTCCTGCGTTCTGTGCGAGAGATCGAACTCCTGCGATAGCCAGTTGGCAAAAGCATCGAGCTTATGCTTATTGCGCTCGGAAACCACTGATTTCTTTTCCAGTGCCTTCACCTGTCTCTTCTTTCTGTTGTAACCGACACCGAGAAAAGTCAGGAAGTCGAGTACGCAGTCGGAGTATCCTGTGGCAAGAGCCATATCGGATGCGAAGTTTAGCCGATACTGTTGATATCCCTTGCGGCTGATACTCTCGGCATGTTCCAGAAAATGGGCGACGTACTTCATGCTCTCGCCAAGTTTTCGTGAAGTGACGTTGGCGTTGCATAGATATTCCAAGTATCTGATTAAATACTCTTGTCTTGTTTGTTCCATGAAATGTTTTCGTTAATAATTCTCTTTGTGCAAAGGTACGGAATTCCTGCCTTTGCACAAAGGACAAACATATGAGTGATGTATGGCTATTTTCCGCCTTCTTCTACCGGGCGCCAATATACTGCGAAGGTGTTGCACTCCTCGAAGCAATCTGCATCGCTGCCCTCTGTCCAGATAAAGGGATAGCCACCTTCATAGCGTATGCCGTCGGCACGCATTACGCTCTCGCGGCATAGGTTGGGTGTGCGGGGGTCGTGGAATCTCACCTTGGCTCCCTTCTTGAAGCCGTCTGCCACCTTCAGGAACTCTCTCGACTTGTAGATAAACATCCTGTTGCCGTATACCCCGAACTGAAGCAGCCCGCTATGCGTCATTTGGCATACCATCTTGCTCAGTTCAAGGCCATCCTTCCTGGAGATGGATTCGTCATCGGAACAGCAGACCGATGTAACCGTGGTGTCGGGATAGATCACCTTGTATTCTTCCAGGCGGTCCTCAATAGTTGCTGGCAATTTCTTATTTCTCATAGCTACATCACCTCCCCTCCGAAAAAGAAACCGCTGACTGCCACGATGGCCATCAGAGCCACCATGCCCAACATGACCTTGGCGACGTCGCCATAAGTGACCGTCTCGTCACAGAGGAAACTGAAGGTTTCGCTCTTGGTCTTGGCGAGCTTCTTGATTTCACACTTGAGGGCCTTCATGCCCTCCTCTACGTTGATGCCTACAGGTCTCACCTGAGCATCATTTAATAAAATAGAATTCTGCATAGTGCATCATCTTGTAACCATAAACAGCCGATTGTATAAAAGGGTGGCGGCTGCATTCCCCGTTGGTTACAAGATGATGGCTTATCCGAGAGGACAAATCAAATCTTACGGTTCATGCAGCCGCCATATTGAAAAGACCTTTTTCCCGCTGCCGGGAAAATGATACTTTATAGGCATAAAAAAAGCCTGCGGCAAGAAGCCATAGGCGAAACGGTCGCCCTGCCGGATAGACTACTATCATCTTGTAACCGGTGGCAAAGGTAAGAAGAATATTTGGAACTGCCAAATATTTTGCGGGAAAAATTCTCACGATGAGAATAATTAACATAAAAACATGCTGTAGAGCATAAAATCGGGGTATTGGGGAATGAAAAGGAATCAAAAGGAATCAAAAAGGAATTTTTTCGGAATCATATCCAGGAATGACCGAAAAAACGACCGGAAATGACCAGAAACGACCGCAAATGACCGCAAAAACGATCTTCGGTTCCTCCGCATCGGGGAATGGATTCCTCGAAAAATCCCCGATTTTCCGTGCATATTCCTCGATTTTCCGTGCATATTCCCCGAAATCTCAATAAAATTCCTTATATTTGCATCGTTTTTCATTTTAATAGAATAATATATAAGGTATGGAAGAAAATTTTATCTCAAAAGAAATGCGCAATTTTATCTCCATAGAATTAGCGCAAACACTTTTGAACAGAGCAGATCTAAGGCTGTCAAGTTCTCTTGAGCAGCTCAGAAAATCGACAGACAGGGCCTACACCCTGACAGGGTTTCTGCTGACGTGTTGCACAGGCTTGACCGTATTCATCGTAAACACCCGAAATCCGATATTCTTTTTGACAGCATCCATACTCTGGGCAGGCATCAGTTACGCCCTGTGGCAAATGTTTGCCAAGGTTATCTCAATACACGGTTTCAAGCATGCAGGTAGCTCGGCAAGAGGTTACTTGCAGGACAAAAATATAGGTTATTCCAAAAGGCACGCCAATGGAGACCTGGTCGCAGCGAACGATATCTATCTAAAGAACTGCTTGTTGGATAGCATAGAATATGCAGAGTCAGCCTATCAATACAATAGGCAACAACTCTCAAACCGCTGTGGAGTCATAGATAAGGCAATGAGAGCCATCAAATGGTCTGTAGGCGCAGACTGTTTGATAGCCCTCATCATAGAGGTAATCAAGCTCCTAAGGTTTGGTATGTCCCTCATTTGAGTATCCACTGCCGTCATCACTGGAGTGGCTCCACTCATCATCGTTTAGTTTAATAATTCTCATGTCAAAAACTGCTTAAATGAAGTCCCCGGCACGGCTCTGTGCCGGGGACGATGTGTTAAATAAAGATAGCCTAAATAGCAAGGCTAAGCGAGCCGAATTTCTGAGCCATATCCTGCAAGGCACCCCTGAGAGTAACAAGCTCATCAGGAGTAAACTGCGATGCCTTTCCGTTGACTATGTTTCCGTTCATCTTATGTGCCAGCCAAGAGCGAGATTTGCCAAAGTAAGCCTTTGCGATGTAAGCCATGGAAACCATATCTGTAATCTCAC